ATGCATTGGTCATCAAGCGAACTAGATGATCTTCAAGTGCTCCACCCTCAATATTGTCTTCAAGTGCTTCAGTTGATACTTCCCAATCAAGACGAATCTTTTTGGTTGTAAGTTCTACTTTTGTAAATGTTGCACCAACGTTAGTGTAGTCTGGTGCTCCTTGTGCTGCTGCACGAATAACACGCTCTCCAACATTGACCTTCTCAATTTCCATTGTATTGGCTCTCATGGTGACTTTACGGCCATCCTTAGCAAGGACAGTTGCGTCCCATACATAGTCAATAAAACGGCGAGCTTGCTCTGGTGCAAGAATACCACCAGCAACACCTGTTGGATTTACTGCGTTTGCTCCAGTTGTTGAACCGAATGCTGCAGTAGCAGTGTTACCAAGTTGTGATCCTACAGATGATCCTGCAGAGTCTAAACCAGTTGCACTACCAATACCACCAGACACGAATCCGCCTTGAGAGTTAATCTCATTGCCTGCTCCTGCTGATCCTGGATAGTTTTTTTCTAGATCTTTATTTTGTTCCGACATTATTTTTCACCTCCTAGTGATTTTTACCTTAGTTAAATAGGTCGGCATTTGTGAGGAAACGACCGCCCCATAGGGATTTTTGAACCACTTGTGGTGATTCCTGTACGATCTCGCCTAGATCGCCAGACTTTCGGAAAGCTGTATCTTGTTCTACAAGGTCTACACGCTTACCAAACTCGTTAAAGTTACCCTTAATTCCATTAACATCTGATGTTACTGTTTCAAGAGACTTTGTTAGTGCTGCTACTTGGTCATTAATAGACTTAACTGTTGCAGCAAGATCGCCAAAGGCATTAGTAAGAGAAGAATTAATATCTGAAACTGCTTTAGCAAATTCTACATTAACATCAGTAACGGCTTCTGCCACCACTTCTTCTGCTTTCTTTACTTCAACTGCTGCTTCTGCAACAGTAGAATCTGCACCACCGTCAACTGATTTTGCAACTACTAACTCTTCAGTAATAGCAACTTCCTCAGCAACTGCAAGTGTTTCAATAACATCTGCTGGTTGTGCCTCTGGGGCAACCTCTGCAACTTCAACTGCAACATTTGCTGCTGCTTCTGTTGATTCTGTCATTTGATTTACCTCCTTAGTAATCTTAATTGTATTAATGCCTTTAGCACTATCAACTAAGAATTTTATTGTTTCTGCATTATCTTTATCGTTCTTTTCTATAAAACCAATATTTTGCATTTTGTTTCCAGTTACTGGACTTGTTACTGAATCAGAATCTGACATCATTACAATACCGTTTTCTGAATCCCAGAACACATTTTCAATTTCTGCTTTTGACAAATATCCACTAACAACATTTTGTCCATTTACCTTTTCAATAGATAAAATATTTGCAAACTGATTTGCTGGATTATCTACAAGAGATAGTTCATGAAGTTCATAATTTTTAATTACACGAATTGTTTTATCAATTTTTTCATCATAGGCGTCATCCCAAGTTGTAATGTTTCCACCAATTGAAAAACCAGTGTAAGTTCCATCTAAAACTTTTTCCCATGCATCTTGTGCACCCTTTGAGACATAAGCAGATACATAAACTCCGCTATAAAATTTTTTGTCGTTAGGATCAAAGTATTTATCTTCTTTAAAGGATACAATTTTTCCAACAGCGCTTGGTTGATGCATTTCACGAAGATTACCACGAAAATTTTTAAATGCCTCTACGCTAGACTCTGTTGTTACAATGTCACCTTGGCGATCAACATTATCAAGGGTTGCAAAGCCAGACACCATACGGCGCTCAACATCTACTTTTCCAATAGGCATTGAAAGGCGAACACTGTCACCTTTAGTTTCCCAATGAGCTTTATTTGTTACCATAACGTTATAATTATATCACTACTTTATGGGGTTTTCTCAACTATTGAGACGATCTTCCTTCACCTTGTGGATTACGTCCAGATATTGTAGTTGGAGAGTCAGAGTTGTTATTTGTTCTTTCTGAATCTCTTTCACGGTTCCCTGCTAAATTTGCTCTAGCATCAGTTGCCTGTCTTGGAGACATAACAAATGGATCATCCCCATCTGCTCTTTGTGGCAAGTCTAACTTTTCACGTGCTTCATTTGGAGTCATCACCTGTGTCTTGACATATCTTTCAAGAATCTGTGATTGAGCAATTTCATCGGTAAGCGTAAGTTCATTAAACCTAAGCTCAAGAATATCTGTTTTTTCTCTAATAATTTTACTTATAATTTTTTCTAGATGTCTTTGTGCTGGACGAGATACTTGCTCTTTAAATGTGCGATCTTGAGAAAGTGCTGCTGCAGTTCCTCCAGAATCTGCACCACCTAATTTTGAAATAGGAACTTGGTGAGCAATTAAAATGTCATCACGATTTTGTTTGCGATACTCTTTAAATGATCCATCTTGTATACCATTTTCAATTGGCTCCATCTTAAACTCAACCTTGTTCCCATCACTATCTCCAGGAAGTGGTATATAAAGTGTTCTATGCGATTGAGCTTTAAGTCCAGTTTGTAAAAATCTAAACATTTTATCTTCTGCGTCACCTGATAGTTTTGCACCCTTTAGTGTTACTACATATCTTGGAACAGCTTTATTTTCAAAATAATCAATATTATATTGAGATGCTAATTGATCTCCAATTAAAGAAGGCATTGCTGCAATGATATCTGGAATACCATAAAATGTATTTAAAGGAGAGTATTCTTTAATGTGAATAATTTCATTTGGCCTTGGATCTGTACCCATTGGATTTTGATTTTTTGCTCCAAAATTTCTAAAGTAAACTACCTTTTGACCAATAATTTGAATAAACCCATCACGTAAACGACGTACACGAACAGTCGTTGCTGGAATGTGTCCAACGTATCCAATATCTCCAGCTACCGTTCTACCTACTTCAATAAAGCCATTTCCAGTTGCTTGAAGATCTGTATAAACTTTTTCCATAGTTTTTGTAAAACTATCATCATCGTTTAAACTTTCTACCCAATCACGAAGCTGAATCTTTGCTCTTTCTATACGATTACGAGCACGATCTACGGCTGCCTGATCATCATTCATTTCAAACCTTAACATTGTTCTATCTGCAATATCAAAGCGGTAGCCAAGACCAACTACGTTTTCTACTTTAGCATCAATAGCAGCATGATTAGCAAATGATGTGTCATAAAAGTTTGCTAGTTCATACATGTTGTATGGAGGAGTAATTACATCAAATAGTCCATAACCATTTCTATATACGGTTCCAGGGTTAATTTGCTTTGAACTTGCGTCTACTCCAGAAGGTGTAACATTTGCTGCATTTAAATATGCCTGATTTGTTTCTGGACTAATATATTTTGATAAATTACGAGTTGTTCTACGACGAAAGTTTTGATCTAATCCTACATAATCCTTTAAGTCGTCCCAACTTTTATTAAATGGGTCTTGATGCTTAAAAGCATTTTCTTCTTTATCTTGAGTATTTAACCCAGCACGAACATATTCTTCTTTGTCACTCATCAACAGCGCTCTTTCCATGTTTGTCTAATGTTTGTTGTGCTGCATGCCAAGCACCTAAATCATTCATTGAAGGAATTAAGCCTTCTCTCATTCTTTCTTTTTGTTCTGAATACTCTTCTTCACTAATTCTATGCAATCCAGGAACAAATACTGCGCTTCCTTCTCCATCGTCTCCGTATGAAATTGCAGCGTTTTTAAGTTCAGAAATCTTTGAAAGATCTCCACGATCAGATGGTATATTTAAAATTGACCCTTCATCGTCTGTAAACCACTTGCCATTTGACTTTTTATAGACATAAAGACCCCAGTCATAATGCTTTTCAATGACCTTACGACGAACATTTTTTACATAGGGTTTACCAGTTTTTGGGTTTATTAACGATTCCATAACCATAAGTATATCAGACTATACAGGTGTATTGACAGTACTTGACCATTCTATTTCTGTATATACCTTTAGTTCTTCAGGCTGGTATATTAATCCTTCTCCATCATCAATAATAATTTTATTAGTTCCGATGTATGTTTTATAAATATCTAATGGGTTAATTCCATAGAACTCTGATGACCCTAAAACCAACATTCCTTCCCAAGTAAAATTATTATTCCAGAATTGCCAGTCTAGCGTTGTGAACCCGTCTGTTAAAACTTGAAACCATGACCTAAAAGTAGTGCTTTCAACTTCCTGTAAACTGCTTGCTTGATAATACGCAATGTTATTAAATAGTGCCTGCCCCGTAATATTTAAACTTCCTAAATAAGAGCTACAGTTTAAAGAGGTTAAAAATGATATACCGATAGAAGACCACTCTTTAAGTGATAGTACTGGCTCTCTTACAAGAGTGCCATTTAAATAAAATGAAACACCATTATATTGAACTCCGTTTTCATTTAAAACAAATACCCTTCCTCTATTTAGGTCAAGACTGTTTGCTTGAATATAAAATTTTAATGTACCTTCTTTATAATTAATTTCAAATATTTCTGTTGCTGTTTCTGGAAATATATCTTGGTCGTATTTTAACCACAATTGCATAGCACTTACTTTATAAAAACTTGCTAGCTCTTTGTTGATTGGCAAAGATAAACCACGATTTTCTAAAATATTTAGTTCTCCACGTATTTCTATTCCTGAGGTATTAGTTAAATGTAGATATGGAGTACTTTCTTTATAAATACTAAAAGGATTTTTAGATTTATAGTCAAAATATATACCGTTTTTCTTATATGGAAATAAATCTACTCCAAATCCTGTTCCTACTGGGTTAGAAGAATTATTATTAAAAACCTGTGAAGCTAACTGCAACTTGCTTAAACTTATTGGTTTTGTTAAAATTCCACGACTATTGAATTCAAGACTATACACAATGGCAAGGTCGTTAAAGTCTTCTGTTTTAATTGGATAAATTAATGTGTTGTTTAAAACTTCAAATCTGGTTGTTTTCCAGTTTTCGTAATCATTAATATCAAGAACTTTATATTCATTTAGTGTTTGTTCATTCTCAAAAGATGTTGGAATGTTTGCCCCATCAGCAATATATTGGAAGGTTACATAGCTTTTTATTTGTGATCCAGATGTATCATAATAATACCCAGTAGCTCCAGACTCCTCAACTAATGTTGTTGTTGTTGGATACCCTAAATTAAATTGTAAAAAATCTAAATCGTAATATTCTTCATTATTTTTATTTTTTACAAATTGTCCAAAATAAGAAAGAGGTAGGTAATCTTGCCAGTAGCCAGAAACTCCAATATCTAAAAAATATTTTTGATACGCTTCAGATGGCAAAAGAGTATAGCTTGCTGTATGATCAATCATTGTTAATCCATCTTCTAGAACAACAATTCCATTTTGACTAAAACTATCTGATATCTTAGAATGATTTATTGCACTACATAAGCCAAGAGAATAAATTCTTCCAGTAAATGCATACTGTCCAGAATCATCACCACCAACATACATTTTCAATAAGTTTTGATTTCCAAAAAAAGAGTTTACATTTTTACCAAAATTATTAGATAAATCTCTTAGATTAAATCCTACTGAAAAAATAGTGTTTGCTGTTATTTGATTTGATGTAAAAAGTAGTTCAGTATTTCCGCTATAAGTTAAAGAGTATTTAATTTCATCAGCATCTTTGATAACAGAAAAATAATCTTTGGTTATTGGATTGTATATTTTAAACAATAATTCTTCAGAAGAAAGATTGCTACAGCTAAAAACACCGTAAAAACTATCAACTTGATTTCCTAAAATATTAAACTTGTCAAAATTAATATAAGTATTTTTAGAATTCCAGCTATTGTTTGGTCTAAATGATAAAAAGTTATTTTCAACAAATGGTCCAGACTCGTTATCCTGTATGTCTTGATTATCCTCATACAAATCTTTTATTGTTTTTCCATCTAAAAATATTTCAGGCAAGGTGTAATCTGGAGTTTTTAGACTAGTTGTGGTTGTTATTAAATTATCAAAACTTCCTTGATTCCATTGTGCAAAATCTGGATAGTTATAATTTGCAGTATAGTCGGCAAATGAATAATCTATAAACGCAGTTGTTCCTCCATACGCTGAGTTAAGTCCTTCTGGAGACACAACTCCTTGTCCATACACCCATCTACGCTTTGCTACTGTTACTGGAACCTGATAAGAATAAATAGCAACACAATCAATTTCAAAAGGATATACATTGTTACTTGCATAAAATCCTAGCCAATCTTGATTATTTCCACTATTATCAATTTCGTCTGGCAGATTAAGATTATTGGTGTCTAAAGACAAAGACAAAACTTCTTCCCCATTTACCAATAGTGATGCTGAATTTCTAATTAAACGAATATGAATTAGCATTGGTCTAAACCATTCACCAACAAAATGAGAGGCAAATTGATCACCAATAACTAAAGTTAAAAACCCATCCTCAACATATAGGCCATCATCAGATGAAATTGGTCCAAATATTTTAAATGGAGATAATGTGTTTACTGCAACTCTTGCCCAAAACTCAATAGTATAATCGTTATATTGACCTTTTTTATTTAAGAATCCTTTACCTGGAACTATTAAAGAGGCATCTGTGTTAGGTTTTATGTTTGTTGTTCCGCTTGCACCATATACCAAAGGAATTCCTATATTCTTACACTTCATTCCACCTTCTGTAATATAGTAACCAGAGTCTTCCGCAATTCCGTATGCTTGAGCTTCTACGGCATTTAAACCACCATAGATGCTTATATCTGATGGAACTGTAGTTTCAGATATTCCATTTAAAGAATACGTATTAAACTCTTCATTCCATTGACCCAAAGTAATTCCATTAAAATAAAACTCATTATCAATTGAACTTGAAGATCCTTCAAGTATCTTTATTTTAAAAACAAGTCTTAGTTGTGCTGATACATTTGGTATTTCAAAAGTTTCAGAAATAAATCCCCATTTTTGATACAAAGTACTATTAAAAGTTTTTAAATTTTGAACTACTGTAGATGTATTTGGATCTGTATATTCATAACCTATAGAAACGCTTTGTAAAAAAATACTGTTGGAATAAAAATATGTTCCTACTGTAAAAGTTCCAAGATCTTCAAGTGTATTTATATTTAGTATATTAGGACTGATTATTGATGCTTCAAGAGTTTCTGAAACAGGAACATTTACCCTAACTCTTGTTAAATGACTACTAGCAAATGGTTCTTTTAAGTTTTCAGAAGATGATGCAAGAGTAGCACTTGTTGGTGTCCATAATGTTGTAAGATTACGTTGTGCTTCGGAAATTAAACTTTTATAGTCAAGGCTATCATCTAGTGCCCACAAAACCAGTGGATGCTCAGAATATATTTTTTCTGCATATAAATTGGATGGGTTAGACATTTTTCTCCTTGGCTTTAATTATAGCAGGAACAAGACATAAAATATCAAATATTCCGTCCTTTATTAAAATTTGTATATCCCATACCAGTATCAATGGCTGATAAATTTTTTGCTTCAAATACCCAACTAGTTAAGTCTTCTCCACCAACGCTTCTATAGTGGTCTGACATTTTTTTGGCTTTTTCAAAAGCTTCACTATTGTTTAAAACTTCTTTAGATTCTTTAACTATCCAGTCCCAAAATGGTGTCTCATATGTAGATCCGCCATGATACATATAGTAAATCATATCTGAAACAGACTTTACATTTTTATGAAATTCCTCATTAATGTTTAAATTTGGTTTTTGATTAATTTCATCCATTAACAATTTATTAACAATATCATACAAAAATAGTGAATTGGCAAACATTGGTTCTAAAAATAAAGCATTATTTCCATTTTTTATTACTTTTCCTTGTATTACATTTTTAGAAATATATGATTTAAAAGAAAACTCAATATTGTCTAAGTCATTTACTAATACATTTATTTCTTTAGCAAAGTTTATTTTTGCTGCTTCTTTGCTTGTAATGTCGCTATTATATAAATACCCATACGACGTTCTGCTTTTTAGTGGTATTACAAACATCCATCCGTCTGGTGTTGCAACGTGTTTTGTGTGAAGAAAATTAGATCCATTTTTTATATTGTGAACAAGGCATGAATTTGTTGTTGAGTTTAATAAATCATAATCATTAAAGTTTTTTGGTTTTCCAGAACAATCCATTATATAATCAAACTCATAAGATAAACCATCTACTACGGCTATTGCTTTATTTTCAACTGTTTTTATTTCTTTGACATTTCCTTCTATAACCTTAAATTTGTTTCCCCATTTTTCAAAAAACTCTTTTATTGCCCATTCTTTTAATTTAAATGTATCTATATGAATAGCAACAGCAGAACCTATTAATGGATTTATAAAATTTTTATTACGCCATTTTTCATACATTGTTCCATATTTAACTGTTGCATCTAGACTTCCTCCAACTAATTCGTCATACATGCAAAAATTTGTTCCAGAACTTATGGCATTAACAAATGTAGGAAAAGTACTTTCTCCAATTCCAAAAATAGAAATATTAGGATCAGATATTGATACAACCTCCCAATCATTGTTTAGATAAGAAAGAAAATGTGCTAAAGACTGAATTCCTGCTGTACCTAAACCAATAACTGCTATTTTTTTCATCATGAATTTTAATATAGCTTAATTTCGCATGCATCTGTTGAACAGTAAGACTCACCTTGAGCTTCAAGATTATCAATACCATCATAAATAGCAGACCAATCAATTTTTCCAATTGTCCCAACATATGCGTTATATTCTTCTTTTGTAATCTCTGTATAGGGCTGTTGTGGATATGTCTTATTTCCCATAGGAAGAAATGAAACTGCCTTAAGTTGACCCTCATACATATGAAGTGCTGGAGCAATAAACTTTGTTTCTTCTTCTTTATCAAACGACAATGTAACTGAAACTCCGTTATCTGACCAGTATTTCTGAGCAGTTGCAGCTAATCCAATTTTTTCAAACAGACTTACTTGTTTTTCTGATCGTTGATGTCCTGATGCTACTGGGAAATATACTACTTCAGTATTTGCAGAAACAAGGTCTTTTTCAATTTTATACCCTGCTGCTCTAAATAAATGCATCATTGGGTCAGTATTTCCAAAACGAATAGCTCTTAAATAAAATTGACCACCTGGTCCCCAGTGAACTCCAGGGGTAGCACCAGAAAGAAGTGAAACTGACCCAGAAGGTTTTACAGTAGTTACACGAATTGATTCACGAACACACAGCCATTCTGAGTATTGTTTATCATAACTACGAATCTTTTTATAACCTTCATCCATCCATTCACGAGTTACTGGTAATCCATTTTGATCTGCAAAAGATGCAATTCCAGTAAGAGATGTTCCAATACGACGATTACGTTGCATAATTCCATTAGTAATCTGCCAATGTGTTGGAAGAAGGGTTACAGTCTTTCCATAAAGATATGCAAACTTTAATGTCTTTAAAAAGTCTTCCTTGGAGTCATGGCGATTAAGGTGTACCTCTACAAGAGTACACAACTCATAACTTTCTAGTGGCTGTTCAGCACAAGGATTAAAACCCATTACACGATAATCTTTTCCATCTGCTGGATCTGCAAGACGACCAAAGTTACGAGCAACATCTAACCAGATAAATCCTGGTTCACCGTTGTCTGCAATTAAATTTACATAATCTTCATATTTTGTTCCAACCTCAGCAGCAATTGAATTGTTACTCATCCATGCCCAACCTGGGTTTTCTGAATCATAAGAGTTACGTTCTGGAAATACCTCTGGATTTTTAAGGTTAATAAAGTTTTTATCTTTTGGAGTACCTAAAGCAAGTGTTGCAGAACGACGAACATTTCCAGAAACAACACATGTTCCAATAAGATTTACTATATCTGTAATTGCACGTGAATCAAGAAGATCCCCAGTTCTTCCACCAATTACTTTATCAATTCTATTATGTAAATCAATTAATGGTTGTGGTCCAGATGCCACACCTCCAAAACCTTTAATTGGTGCACCCAATGGACGAATCTCAGAATAATCAAACTTTTGAATATTTTGATTTTGACGAAGGTAAGAGTTTAATAACATACGAACTGACTCTACCCATCCTTCACGGGTATCAGGAATAACATAGGTATTAACGGGCTCTGTAGGGGCATAGATAAGCATTTCTTTGTCCTGACCTAATGTATCAAAACCTACTCCAATACCCAGCATAAGGGCGTCCATAACCCATGAGAAGAGTGCTCCTGGGTCATTACGATCAATGTCCCTAGTGGATACCATTGCACAGTTTTGTAGGGCAGCTGAGTTACGTTTTTCCATTGTCATTGGAGTTCCAAATGTCCACATTCCACGACCTGGAGGAGTCCATTTTAATTCAAACATTCTTTGAAATGCTTCTTGGGCAGATTTTTGTGCTTTATTATCATTCCATGGAAGTCTATTTTCTTTAGCATGGTTTTTTTGAACTGAGTACATACCCTCAATTACACGCTTACAGACTTCGTGCCATCTTTCTTTTGTTCCGTCGTCTTTCATCCGTGAATATGTTCTTATAAATGTAATCTCACCTAATGAATTAGATCCTGCATCTGTAAAACCAAAAGGAGCTACCATTGTTGAATATTTATTTATAAAATCATCTGACAAACGAAAAGAAAAGATATCTGACATTTTAAACCTTTCAAAGTAAAAATAAGTTAAGTACTTTAAGAATCCTAAAGTAGTGTTAAGTATATCATAGTTTAAAGTATTAGAATTACGCTTAAATAAAATTTCTATATGTATTGTTTAGGTTTAGAACTTTAACAAAACAATAGTTGTCTTACTTATCCAAACTTACTACTATTGATGTGACACATCTCTATTTGATTTATATTTAAGTGTTTAGGTAAAGATCCAACCCAGTATATTGCTTCTGCTAAATCTTTTGCTTTTAAAGCATTTTCTCTTTTTTGTTCTTGGGTATCAATTGTGGCTGGACAAATTTCTGTTATTTTAATATTATATTCTGGAAATTCTAGTCTCATAGTATCTATAAGTCCTCGTTCTCCACGCTTAGCATTAGTATAGTTTCCCCCACCACGATATGGAATTTTTCCTCCAAAAGATGTAACAAACACAATTGTTGGAGATTCAGACCTTTTCATACATGGAATAAATAGTTGGGATAGATACATAGGTCCAGTTACGTTTATGTCGTATGCTACCCTGAAGTTTTCTGGAGTTTCGTCAATTATTTTAGTTGGAGAAGATCCACCACCAGCATTGTTTACTAAAAGGTCAAGGGTTATATTTTTGTACTTTTCAAAAAAAATTTTTATTGCTTTAGAGTCTGTAATGTCTAGTTGATAAACCTCAACATTATCAGAAATTAACCCAGAAACTTTTGACAGATTTCTTGAAACAGCAATAACATTATATCCATTTTCAGATAAAAACTTTACTGTTGCATAGCCAACACCTTTACTAGCCCCAGTTACTATGGCTGTTTTCAAAATTAATGAATCCAGTGCTGTGGAACCATTATCTTTTCACCACTTTTAACTAGGTGTGCTGTGTGGTGATATGGTGGTGATGGAGGGAACACAATAATGCTACCTGCTTTTGGTTTTACAAAAAACGTAAAAGACTCTGGATTATTCTTTGCAATTTCCATATCAGGATCTGGTCCACCATAGGATATTGGTCCATCAATTTTTTTGCCACCGTCAGATATTGGACCATCAGGTGATTTTATAGTAAAAGATATTTCTCCGCCTTCATAGTCATCATTTAGGTACATAACAAAAGAAACTTTAAGTCTTTCGTCTCCTTCTTGCTGATCAAAGTGTGCACCCATAAATGTTCCTGCCTGATATTTTTTGATTGGATATTGAGGAAACAGCTTTGGTTCATCAGTAATTCCTTGAGCTTTTGCATAATCTCTTGCAACATCGTCAAATGCTTTTTGCAAAGTATTATAAATATACTTATCCTGATCATTAGCATCTGGAGTTAAAAAAATAGTTTTATCTGTTCCGTAAACATAATGTTGACCACTACAAGCCATCCACTCTCCCCACTCATCCTTATTGTCTTTTTCAATTGCTTCAACAAGTTTCTTAGGGTCTTCAATTACATCTTTGTAATAATAAACCTTTTCTTCAAGTATTTCTCTTTGCATTTTTATCTCCTTTTCTAGTATTTATTATTAACATAAAAATTTTTTATTTTTATAAAACCAACCAAAACATATCTTATTGGACCTTTTCCTACGTGTTTAACTCCATGATTAAACTCTTCCGTTCCTGGAAAAAATATAAGTGTTCCTGCTTTTGGTTTTAATTCTAAGTTTTTATTTACAAAAAACAACTCGCCGTCAATGTAATCATCATTTAAATATAAAATTGTTGCATATTTAATTGCTGGGTCAGTATCTTTGTCTGTATGCGCTTTTAATTCTACACCCTCTTGCATTCTTTGAAAAGTAACCATCCCAGTTTGCTCTAAAGATGAATCTGCTGTTTCTACAACAGCAAGAATCTTGTTTAACCATGACATAACTATAGGATCTCCATGGGTATCATAGTTTTTGTCTTGCCATCCCTGGGTAATTTCAAATTTTCCCTCTGCAACTAAATTTTCTACATCATCTCTACCAAATTTTTCTAAACAAAATCTTTTTAAGTTTTTTGTGTACTCTATATTCCAATCATCTTCTGTTAAATTATTTATAATACCCTTAATATAATCTAACTCTTCACTACTAGCAAAGTTTTCAATAACTAAAACCTGATCAATAGGCTCTTGAACTATAAAACCAATATCTTCTAATTCTTTTTTTAAAAAGGTAGCCATTTTAGTCTATATCCTTTGCCTTATACTTATTCCCATTGGCATCTAGCTTCCATCCTTGTTTTAGTAACTTTTGCCATTCAGCCCTTTCAATTTCTTGTTTTGCTCTAGTTTCTTTCATTTCTTTTGCCCAAGAATCTCTTAACTCTTGTGGATAATCAGACTCTTCTCTATCATCCCAGAAAGAACCTATGGTGTACCTTATTCCACTTTCTATTAGGGATACTTCGTGCATGTTGTTGAATCCTCCATCAAAAACTGCAAGCATTCCAACCTTTGGCTCAATGTCTATATTCTGATCTGGAAACTTTAATAGTCCGCCTTCAAAGTCATCATTTAAGTAAAGAAATCCAGCATATCTGCTTCTTGTAAAAGCTCCCGATTTTCCTTCAGCATCTGTGTTATCTGAGTGTATTCTTGCAAATGCTCCTGGCTCCCATTTTTGTGTGTGGTATCCAATCTTAGAAATTGTTTTTGGATCTAAATCATGAACAGATGCTATTGCTTCTGGCATTATATTTTCAATATCTGAAAAAATTGTTGGAATTAATCCAGCATCAAGAACTTCCTGATCTCCATCCTTTGGAAGAATAGATGAGTATGATTCATAAAAAGAAATTGGCATCCAGGATATTTTACCGTTATTTGCTTGTGCATCTAAAGCATTAATCATTTTTTGACAAGTCTTCTCATCAATAAAGTTTTCGTATACTACTATATCTTTCGTTATTCTTTTTTTATTGTTTAAATTCATGGCTTTTTATTTCCTGTATGTTCTGTGATCTCCCAAAAAAATGGACAGGTATATCTTATACCACTTTTAATTTCTGTTACTCCGTGAACATAGTTCATATCTCCTGGGAAAAAATACGCTGCACCCTTTTTAGGTTTAAACTGTACACCCTGTAGTGGGAAATATAGCTCTCCACCCTCATAGTCTTCATTTAAATAAAATAGACTTGAAAGGTCGTAGTTTGGAAAATCATTAGGAAGTCCTGCATCTGGACCTTCGTGCAGTTCTTTGTCTGCGTGAGGGTTCTGAAATTGGCCTGGTAGCCATCTAACAATAGTTGTACCAGTAGGTGTAACCTTTACCTTATAAAACTCTTCAACTATTGGCTTAAGCCTTTGAAATAATCCTGCAATTACTGGAGCAATTGTTGGATCATTTTTATCTAAAGTTGGACTAGTTGCTACCCTATCTTTCCAATATTCAGAGTCATAGACAACCGTTCCGTTTTCATTAACATGGCTTTGAGTTACATCCCAAATTGTTAAAGATTTTGCAGCCTTTTCTAAAAACTCTATTTCTTCTTGAGTCATAAAATTTTCTAACTCAACAATCATTTCTTTTCCACTGCCAAAAAATCCTGAAGGCGTCATGGATGGAGTTCTTTTAACAACTTGTGCATTATTATTTGTCATAATATGATTATACCCCTTTTCTATTATCTTTTACAGATAGGCGTAGAGTTGTTACTTCATGACTTCCTATTTTTTCTCCATGCTCATTAGTTGCATTTCTATACCAGTTTGTCCATTTTCCAACAGAAATATTTTTTTGTGAAGCTATTCCATATGACTTATTTTTATTTTCTCTTACTCTTCCTGGATCTGAATAATCAAAAATTTGTATTTCAGTTTTATCCATTGCTGACAGCGAAATTGGTATAATTGTTGCAATAGGCTCTCCAGCTTTTATTAATATTTCTTTATTGGCAATTTTTGCCCTTATTGCTAAAGGAAACCCAGTGTCTAGCCAAGAAGTGCTTATTACTGTTGCAATTGTTTCAAAGTCATTATTAAAGTAGTTTACTGGATTAATCGTCATAATACTAACATTTTTATCTGACCTAATTACAATTCCAGTGTGTATGCTTAAACTTGACTGACCTCTTCCAGTATATGCAAAATCTTCACCTTCTAAAATTGTTACATGATCTTGACTTGTATCATTAACTCCATCCCAAATAAACCTTATGTCTTTATCAAGTGAAAGATTCCATCCAACCATGTTTGCTGAAGTTACTGGAAAACATCTATATGCGTGTTTATCTGGTGTTTTATCTAGCCAATCTCTTTTTATAGACATTGGAGAAATTGTCACTAAAGACTCTTGAAATTTTTCAACTGTTATATTTAACATTAGTCTTAATCTTCAACATACATTTCTGCAGTATGAAACTTTTTGTTATAGTCTAACATAGTGACAATAGAGTATTTTGTGCCTGAGTGAACTGGCATTGCTTGATGAGGGTACATATAGTTAGATGGAAATATAAAAAGATCTCCAGCTTTTGGTTTAATGTTTAGGTTTTGTAATCTAAAGTATAACTCTCCACCTTCATAATCATCATTTACATATGCAACTAAAGAAACTGTACAATTATATGAAAATCCATGATCATGATGTTCTTTAAAATGTTGACCTGGACCATATTTAATAAAATTAAATGCCTCCCAATATTTTAAATCTCCAAGGTTGTGATCTCTTCTATAGTCATCAACGGCTTGAACCTGAGCATCATAAATATCTTGCCACAAAGATTGTAGCTTTAAGGAATCTTCGCTAAGATCTTGTTCTATGTCTGTTTTTTTAAACTTAAAATCGTAACAATCTCTGTAGTCTGGCATAAGTTGCTTATATCCAACATATGCTGGCATCCAATGATAACTTTTTCCTTCAGGAGACAGCTCTCCCATTTCAGCAACAGAGCCTAAGGTTTCTTCAAGTCTATTGATTACATCAAGCTCTTTTTTTATAACATTCCTATAGAGAACAATTCCGTTTCCAAGGTTTTCTTTTTCTGTCCATGTTTTCATTATATTTTCTCCTTTATATATTATTATAGCACTATCTAGATATATTTTCTTCTTGACCATATTTTATTTTTATAAATACCACCATCTGGTTTACGATAAAAGTTTGAATTATCCATTAATTTATTATAGATTTCTTTTTGATCTAAAACTTCTATTTTTTGTTTCCAGTCTTCTCTTTTAAAAGGAAAAATTTGCAAATATGGAGTTCCTTCTGGTAAAACCCCTTCCCAACCTTCTACAATAAAAAATGGAAATGTTCCAAGTATATGAACTTTATCACAATCAACTATACCAGTTGTGTTTAAAAATGGTAAATCAAACCTATTCATTGGTGTCATAAACAAAGCACTATATCCTTCTGGAAGCTCTAATCCCCAATTTGAATACCAAGCAAAATGTTCCCTATAAAAACCTTTTGGATGTTCAAACTGTGGCATAGGTGCTCTTTTAAGGCAAAAATCTTCATACTTTTTATCAGATACCTTAACGTCAATGCTTCCTTTTTCATTTTTAAAAAATGTAAGATCGCATGGAGTTTTTAATACATACCCTGTTGAAAAACCATCCATAATTGCTGGGCATGCTTTCCATGTTGGAATTTTTCCATAATCTGAATCTGTTCCTTCTTTTGGAATTGGACATACTTCTTTTGTTGCTTTATAATATTCTTCAGTAAATGGATTTTTTGCAAATCGGTCTGCATTTTTATACCAGGAAGGTATCACAGACTGTGTTGTAGATGGTGCAGAAAAACTTTTTTCATTTAACCATGGCCTATAAGGCCTAAATGTAATTACGTTTTCATCTTGATTATTTTTTTTAAACAACTTATTTATGACCTAGTTGATTAATATCTGTCATGATTACCACACAATATTTTGTTCCTGATTTCATTGGCAAAGAAGCATGCTCATAGATGTAGTTTGATGGAAAAATTGCTATATCGCCAACCTTTGGTTTATGTGTGTAACCATCTAGTCTTGGAAACCTAATTTCTCCACCATCATAGTTATCATTAATATATATTACAGCAGATACTGTACAGTTATATGCTGGTCCGTGATCTGCATGTATATTAAAATGCGTTCCTTCACCTTCGTATTTTACAAAATTAAAGGCTTCGTAATAAACAACGCTTATGCCCCAATATTTAGCATAATCATCTACGCAATATTTTAACTTTTCATATATTTCTTGATGAAGGTCTAAAAGCTCTGTATTGTGTTCATCTCTTGGACCTAAATCTTCTTGTTTATATTTAAAATCTATGCAGTCTCTTGCTCTTTTGATTGGTGTTGGAGAGTTAGTAACTGTTGCATCAGCCCATTTATATTTTTTATTATTTGATAAATTTGATTCAAGTATGTTTATATATCTGTTTGCATCATCAATAGAAAAAACATTTTTATATATATTTAATCCTATACCTGGATTTTCAACAGTAATTTTTTCATCAAGCACTCTATCAATTCTTTTTGATGTTGTTTCTGATCTATCTTTAGTAAACCATGGGTTTGTATTTTCATCATCATATGCACTATTAGGTAATCTTTTGTTTTCCACTTTTTTACTCCTTCTTTATTTTAATTAATTGTATCACAACTATAATAATATTTTATTTTGTAATATTTTTTAAAGTTTTAACTTCATTTTCTAAATTTTCTACTTTTTCTAATAATATTTTTAAAACCTCTATAGAGTAGACAGAAAGAAGGTCATATTTAAGACCTAGTGGATTATTATCTTTGTCTAGAACAACGATATATTTAAGAGAGTCTATCTCATTAACTTCTTCTGCTATGTAGCCAATATGCCTGATCTCTTTAAGATCGCCATTGTATACCCATGTGACAGGATTCAAACTTTTTATAGTTTTTTCAAAATCAATTTCTACTAACCCCATACTGCTTAACTACCCCTTTTTATTTTGACTTTTTACTAAACACCCTCAAGATGCTGTGCTTAAATCTCTTAGATGAGTATGCAAATCCTGGGAAGAATGGACCAAATCCTGGTGGGAAGAATGGACCAAATCCTGGGAAGAACGGGAAGAACGGAAAGAATGGTGGGAAAAATGGCGGGAAGAATGGAAAGAACGGTGGGAAAAATGGAGGAGTTGTTACACTAGTAGATGCACTTGAAACTAAAGAGTTTCCATTTGCATTTGTAGCATAAACCGTGTAAGTCTGTGAAGTATTTGCCTCTTGAGTAACGTTAACACTTGTTGTTCCTGAACCTACAGTAGCGCCTTTACTATCTGATGATGCCCATGTATATCCAGAAATAGCTTTACCACCATTTGCAGGGGCTACCCAAGAAACAGCATCATTAAGTGCTGAAGTTACTACAGTTGGTGCTGCAGGTGTTGCTGGAACAGTTGTTGCAGTAATAGAAGCAGAAGCAGAAGATGCATCAGAAGTTCCTGAAGCATTAGTACCAGTAACTGTAAACGTATATGCAGTATTTGACTGCAATCCTGTAACTGTAAGTGGAGAAGAGCCTCCTGTTGCAGTAAAAGATCCAGGAGATGATGTTACTGTAAACGACGTTGCTGTTGCTCCTGCTCCTGCAGTAAATTCTACACTAGCAGCACCATTATTAAATGCACGACTTGTTCCTACGTCAGTTGCTGTAACGCTTGTTGGTACTCCTGGTGCACCCTTAGCTGAAGAGCCAATTACCCCTAAAATATCCATTACGAAATATCTCCTACTACGTACCAAACATTTGAGCCTTCATAGACTGCTGTTGCTGAAGAGTATCTTACACGAAGTTTTGGTGCAGTAGCTGTGGCACCAGTAGAGTTAATTGTAACTCCAGATCCTTGTGCAAATGTTACTTGGCCAGCTCCCTTTTGAATAACATTGAGCTGTGTTCCTATTGGATAAGCTACATCTGCTGATGGTGGAATTGTAACTGTAATTGCTGAAGCATTTGATGCAGTTATAAACTTACCAGCATCATCTAGAACAAATGTATATGTTGTTCCAGTTTGTCCATTAATACCTAGGTTAATTTTAGGTGAAGTTAAAGTTTTGTTTGTAAGTGTTTGGGCTGTTGAAAGATCTGCTGTAATACTAGTATTAATACTAAATGAGTTATCAGTTAATGTTAATCCGTTACCCGCAACAAATGTGCCAGCACCTGAAAATTGACTAAACTCAATTGGATCTGTACCTATTGTTCCAACAGTGTTTATCTGTACAAAGCCCTTGTTATCGTTTGCTGTTCCTCCAGTTACGAATACAAAGTCTCCTCCATCAATTTCAGCAGGAGAATCAAAGTCTGTTGCTCTAGATGGTGCTCCTGATGCTGCTACTACGTAAATACCGTTTTCAGATGCAGTTGATTGATTCTTAACAAGAATTCTGTTACCAGTTGCAAGAGTTACTCCGTCAAGAGTGTCTCCATTTTCAACAGCTGTAGCAAGTGCAATATTAGCAGTTGTTGCTGCGACTACTGAAGCGTGAATATGTAAACCTTCTCCAAGAGCATCTACATATGCTTTTGTTGCTGCGTCAGTTGAGTCAGTTGGTGTACCAAGACCTGTAATCTTGTTTGTACCCATTGCGATTGCGCCAGTCATTGTTCCACCAGCAAGGGCTAACTTAGCATTTAATTGTGCTTGAATGTCTGAAGTTACTTCACTAAGATATCCAATTTCTGTATCTGATACACCAGAAATTTTATCTTGCTTATTTCCTAAATCTGTTGTTAATCCAGAAATTTTAGATTGTGCAATTGCTGCTGATGCATTAATGTCTCCATCAACAATAGTTCCGTCTAAAATCATTGTGCTAGTTACTGAGCCTGTGTCACCAGTTGTAACAACAGTACCGCTTATATCTGGGATTGTGATTGTACGGTCAGCAGTAGGGTCTGTAAATGTTACTGTAGTCTCAAAATCATTTGCTGTAGAACCTTCAACAACAATACTTCCATCTGTAATAGTTAGACCACTTACTGCTGGAGATGTTAATGTTTTACTTGTAAGGGTTTGTGCAGCAGAGTCAATAACAACTGTTCCTCCTGCATCAGGAAATGAAACTGTTCTGTCAGCAGTTGGATCTCCACCTGCAAGGGTAAGTTCAAAATCATCAGCGGTAGAACCTTCAAAAACGATTGAGCTAATCGTTCCAATACTATTAATACTTGATAGGTTTCCAGTTGTGATAACGGTACCGTCTACGTCAGGCAATGTAATTGTACGGTCTGCGGTTGGATCTGTTATTGCTAATACAGTTTCAAAATCATTTGCAGTAGCACCTTCAAAAGTAAGTCCACCTTCAATAAAGATAGGATTACTAATTGTTGGTGTTCCAATTGATGGACTATTAAGAGATGTAATTGCTGAAAGGTTTCCAGTTGTAATGATTGTTCCAGTAACGTCTGGAATAGTGACTACACGATCTCCAGTTGGGTCTGTTACCTCAAGTCGTGTTTCAAAATCATTTGCTGTAACACCTTCAAATGTAAATGAACCTACAACGTTAACATTTGTTGAATCAACTGTAGTGGTACTTCCTTGAACTGTTAAGTTACCAGCTACGGTTACGTTTCCACTACCATCTGCAAGTACTACAGTTCCTGTAGCATTGGGAAGAGTAATTGTACGATCAGCCGTTGGGTCTGTAACTACTAGTGTAGTTTCGTATGAGTCTGCTGTAGCACCTTCAAAAGTAATGCTAGTTCCAAAAGCGGGATTTACTGTAGAGTCAATATCAGCAAAGTAGTCTAGGCTTGCCCAGTGATTTGTACCATCACCAATTTTAAATTTATTTGTATCAGATTCCCACCCAATTTCACCAGCGTTTAATACTGGGTTTGCAGATGTCCACTGTGAAGCAGTACCTCTGCGCTGTTGCATTCTCGTTGCCATGATGCTCCTCTATACGTTATATATTATATCAGATAATTAGTTAAAATTATCAATTGCCGTTCCACCGTCATATGTTGCCTCAAATGACGACGTATTATATAGCCCAGCACTTATAAGAACACCTGGTTCATTATATGCTCCACCACTAATAAAAGTACTTACTATTAATCCACTACCATCAATTGAGGTATCGTGAATGTGATCCTTTAATGTTTCTGCATCTTCTAATGTTGCAATTGGTAACCATTGGGAACCATAATAAACATGAACACGCTCTGTTAATGTATCAAACCACAAATCTCCATTTTCTGGAGAAACTGGTGGTGTTGCACCAACTGGAAGTTGCGGAGACCCTATTGCAGTATCTACGTATAGCTTTGTTGCTGCATGTGAATTTTCGGTAGGAGTGGCAACTGTGACTGTTGATCCAAAAGTACCGCCAAGGGCTACGTTTATCCCGTGCTTTACTTTAAAGTCTTTATTTACAGTTGCCACTTCCGACCTCTATTCTAGTTATGCTTCAATATAAATTTTGTGTACTTTAACAGAGGTATCTGCTGATGCACCAGTTACCTGAAGAAGAACGTTTCCACCACTGTAAACAGCGTTAGTAGTTCCTAGTTCAGTGTTGCTGATTACATCGGCATACTCTGTTAAGTAAACACTATTATTGCCATCAACTGTAACAAGTACTTCAATTACTTCAATATCATTACCCTTTTTCATTTGTACGATATATTTAGCGCTTGAGTATGTTGTTGCTGACCAAGAGTCAATTGTAGTTGCTGAGGCTGAAGCGGTAGCAAGAGCAGAACCCATAAGGGCATCTGCAAAAGCAATGCTTGTCGCAGTTGCTGCACCAAGTACTGGAGTAACAAGAGTTGGTGTATTAGCAAATACTAGAGCATCAGTTCCTGTTTCGTCAGATATAACTCCTGCAAGTTCTGCAGATGTTGTTGCAGCCAGCGCTGAAATCTTGCTTGCTGTAGTAATACCATTTGTTACTGTTGCAGCATTTCCAGTGTACTGTGTTGCTGATAGAACTTCAGTTCCATTAATCTTTAATACCTTGCCAGAAGCAAGATCCATGTGCTCAGAAGATGTCCATGAATCAGTTGCATCTACCCAGTTAAAAGTTTTGTCTGTATTACCCTTAAGTGTAAGACCTCCGCCGTCAGCGCCTGCATCTGTTGGAGATGTTACTGCACCAAGAACAAGGTTCTTGTCATCAATTGTAATTTCTGTTGAGTTAATTGTAGTTGTTGTACCGTTAACTGTTAGGTCCCCTGAAAGAACCAAAGATGTACCAGTCGCAGCACCAATGTTTGGTGTTACAAGCGTTGGGGTATCAGCAAAAACAAGTGCTCCAGTACCAGTCTCGTCAGAGATTACTGTACGAAGTTCTGATGAAGTAGTTGCTGCAAAGACATCCAACTTATTGTTTGTAAGAGCAACAGTACCTGTAGCATCTGGCAAAGTAATAGTCTTATCAGATGTTGGGTCTGTAACTGTAAGTGTTGTTTCAAATTCATTTGCTGTTGCGCCCTCAAAAACAATTCCATTTCCATCAACTGCTGGAGATGTAAGAGTCTTATTTGTAAGAGTTTGTGTATCTGATGTACCAACTACTGAACCTGTAACTCCATGTACACCAGTTGATGCACCTGTGTGAGTTGTTAGATCTGAAGAAGAAGCCTTATCGTTTAGCTGAGTCTGAATTGCTGACGTTACACCGTCTACATAATTAAGCTCAGTTGTACTAGCGGTTATTCCATCAAGAACGTTTAGTTCTGATGCTGTTGAAGTAATTGATGTACCAGCAATTTGTAATGTTGTGGCATTTACCTCACCTGTTGCACCATAGACTACCGCTTTTCCATTTACAACGGTTCCTGCTGCTGATCCATCTATTAAGTTAAGTTCTGTAGCAGTTGCTGTAAGTACAACGTCTTCGTTAATCTTTGGTGAATTTAATGTTTTATTTGTAAGGGTCTCAGTTGAATCTTGAAGAACAACTGTTCCTGTTGCATTTGGAAGTGTAATTGTACGATCTGCTGTAGGATCTACTACTGTAAGTGTAGTCTCATAGTCATCTGCTGTCGCACCTTCAAAGACAATGCTTGATTCAAATACACCAACTGCTGCTGGTGCTGCCCACTCAATTCCGTTTGTTGCTCCAGAATTTGCTGTAAGAACATGTCCGTTTGTACCCGCTGCAAGGCGAGTTACGGTGTCTGCTGCTGAAGCAACTAGTAAATCACCTTTTACGTCTACTAATGCTTCTGTTAATATGTCGTGGCCATTTACGGTTGCGGTTGATCCCTCAACTACCAGCCCCGCTTTTACTCTAAAGTCTTTTGTTACTGTTGCCATCTTTTATCTCCTAGGTTAGGCCTTTAATCCCATACGCATGTAGCGTAGAGTTATAGGTGTCATTCCCCCTACTGGAAGAACAGTTAATGAAACTGTATCTCCAGCCCTTGAAACAGAGATGGTGCCAATATTCCCATCATTGTCAATAGTTGCATATTCACTAACAGATATTCCTGATCCGTCAATTAATATGTTTAATTCTGTAGAGTAGTACTTGTTTGCACCACCAGCTACATGTTTAATGGAAACCATATATTTCATTGATCGCCATTCACTTGCTGTAAAGCTATCAAAAATTGTTGAGTTTTCAATACCGTTGATTGTTTGCTCATTATTGCCATCTGAACCAAGATCTGTAGACCTAGCAGAAGTACTATCAATTAAATCTACATAGTTTTCCTGAGTTGGTCTATCACCAGTTTGAAATAGTGATTTAATATTTGCTATTGATATCTTTGCCATAGTGTTATTATATCATGATATTAAAGAATATAATTATTGATTCCAATTATTTGAAGACCAATTCCAGGTATGTTTCCGTATGCTGGACCAACTCCAATTGTTGTGAATCTAACCCTAAATGGTAAGACTTCATTAATTTTTATTGCTCTTGTTTTATATAAAATTTCTGATATTGGATACCCAACAGAGTTAACACTTTTTGCTTTATGGCTATCTATATCAATAATAATAACAGATGCCATTATGACTCGCTATTAGTTACATCTTCAATAACATTCATTGTGCCACGTGCAACTGTCCATACTCTAGAATCATCGCTTAGCTCAATATCAAAAATATCTCCAGTCTCTAACAACACAGACTCATTTGCTGTAAGTGAAACAGTAAATTCTCCAGCACTGTCTATTTCTGTTTGAGTTGGATAAAGATCAACAATTAATTCTGCATCATCTGTAAAATCTCCAGGGGAAGTGTTTGGTCGCTTAACTTCCATTGCAATAGTCCAATCAGGAATATTTAGTGCGTCTTTATTATCATCTGTAACATAAACACGAAATGAAGATGTATCACCACGAACAATTGTCCATAATACATTTGGTGGAGTTAAACCAACAGAATATGAGCTTGCGCCTTGACCTCTAAATGTAGCCATAATATTATCATTATACCACCAACTACAATTATATTTATAGTATTTTTATATACTATTTTTAAAACTTGACCAAAAGACTAAATTGATGTTATAATTAATGTATGCTACCGATTGGTAGCATTTGTTCTCTAGGAGGTATTTTACAATGAGAGAGGCAAAAGTTTGGCTAGGGGTGTTTGTTTTAGTTCTTTGTAGTGCCGTTTTTTCTGGTTCTGCAAAAGCTACTAACGAAAACAATTTATTAAGCAAAAAGTCTTTAGAGGTTTCTGCCACCCCACAGGTGGCTTTTTTGGTTTCTAAAGAAAAAAAGCTTGAAAAATATGAAAATGCTCATAAATTAACTGATGAGCAACTAGTTGATATGTTGAAAGCTGTTGGATTTAAGGAGAAGGCTTTGAGGTCTGCTTGTGCTATTGCAAAGGCAGAATCTAATGGTCGTCCCCTTGCTTTTAACGGTAATGTAAAAACAGGAGATAGTTCTTATGGTGTATTTCAAATAAATATGCTTGGAGAACTTGGGTCAGATCGTAGAGAAAAGTTTGAACTAGATTCAAACGCTGAGTTGTTAAACCCAGTTGTTAACGCACAGATTGCTCTCCACATGACTAAGGGTGGAGAAGATTGGTCAGCATGGTCATCCCTTAATGGGAAACGGTATCAAGAATGGTACTCTAAATATCCATGTAAGTAATAACCTTTAATATAAAAATACCCTCCTTGCTTTTGGCTTGGAGGGTTTTTTATTTATTTTAATTTAATATTAATAAGTCTTTGTATGCTGTGCTTGAATCTCTTAGATGAGTACACAAAGTTGGGGAAGAATGGTGGGAAGAATGGGAAAAATGGAAAGAATGGTGGGAAGAATGGACCAAATCCTGGAAAAAATGGTGGGAAAAATGGTGGTGTTGTTACGCTAGTAGATGGATCTGATATTGCAGAATTTCCAATTGCATTAGTAGCATAAACAGTATAGGTTTGTGAAGTATTTGCTTCTTGTGTTACTTCAACAGATAAGGTTGTTCCACTAACCGTGCCACCTTTACCGTCCGATGAGGCCCAAGTGTAGCCCGTAATTGTACTTCCACCGTTTGCTGGGGCAATCCAAGATACGGTGTCTTTAAGTGCTGAGGTTACTACAGTTGGAGCAGCAGGTTTAGCTGGAACAGAGGTTTCTGAAACAATAATTCCAGAGCTTGCAGAACTTGCAACTCCAGTACCATTAGCATTAATTGCAGCAATAGTAAAAGTATAAGATTGTCCTCCAGAAAATGACCCAGTAGCAGTTAAAGGACTTGTTGTTCCAGCACTGGTAGTTATTGAAATAGATGGAGATGAGGTTATAGTGTATCCACTAATTGCCTTACCGCCAGTTGCTGGTGGTGTAAATGTTAGACTTACTACTGTATTGCTTACTTTAGTTGCCACACCAATTGTTGGAGTTCCTGGAACAGTAGTTGCTGTAATTGAATTTGAAGCTATACTTGGCAAATAAGAACTTCCTAGTGCACTATTTCCTTTTGATGTAAATGTATAAGCTGTGCCAGATTGTAATCCTGTAACTGTTAATGGTGAAGAACCAGTAGCTGTAAAAGATCCTGGAGTTGATGTTACTGTATAGTCTGTTACTGGACCACCTGTTGTGGCAGCTACCAATGTAATAGTTGCAGATCCATTATTAAATGGACGAGATGTTCCAACATCTGTTGCAGTTGGCACTGCACTATCTGGAAGATCATTGATTGGTGTAGTATATTGTAGTTTACTTAATGATGCTTTTGAAACTGTCATCTTAAGAAATTTCAGATCCGTATGCTGCAAAAGATATATTTCCAGTTGAAGGATAAACTAGAATTTTATCTGAAGCAGCAAGAGTTACTCCAATTGTTAATACAATAGTGTCATTTGCTGCAACTGTTGTTCCATAAACCAAATAATGTTTGCTGGTAGTTGTAGCGTCCTCTGATGGCCTTACAGCAACTCTAAATGTTGCAGATGTTGCTGCTTGATTACAAATTGTAATACTTGATGCTACAGTCTGTGTGCTAGATGGAGTTGTGTAAAGAATAGACTCAGTGGCTGCAGACGGATTTGCCTGTCCTAATACCTTATATACGCTTGCCATTATATCCCCTAATCACATTCCACCCAGCATGAAAGATGTTGGTATTGGGTCATCTAAATCTACCCATGATGTTATTGTACCATTTGTTTGCAAGTATTTTCCTTCATTATTAATTTGAGAAGGTATAAAACCAATCCAAGAAGATCCATTATAGTATTGAAGTTGATAAACTGTATTACCACTGCCATCTTGCCTTATTAAACATATTGACCCAGCCACTGGAGAAGTTATTGATGCATCTCTTGCTGTAGGATTGAGATAGTTGTTTATACCCTTTTTTGCAACCAAAGATTCAAGCATTGTTACAGCAGATAAATAGCTTTGTAGCCCAGCCCACTCAAATGTTCCAGATGTATCTGTTTTACCAGATAATTCATACCAAGTATCGTCTGCTGCGTTATATATGTAACCTGGTTTACCGTCGTAATTAAATGATGTTGGCATTAAACCACCTGATCAAAAGTGCTAGTGTCACCATTATAAACATACATCTCTAATGGGCTTGATCCTTTTTTAATCCAAATAACTCCATTAGCTAATCCAGTTGATGGCTGTGTTGCTGTGTAAATAGATGTTGCTGATAGATATCCTACTGGGGCTGCTGCATCTTTGTCTACCCAAATATATCCGTTTGGAATTGTTTCAGAAAATGCTGTAAAGTTTGCTGCAACGGGTGCAGAATTTTGTGCTGAAGATATATTTCTTGCTGAAACCTCTAGGGCAGCCTTTGTAGTAATTTGACTCTGTAAACTATTAATTGTATAAGCAATTGATGGATTTAAAAGTTCTGCTGGGTCTGTTTCTGCGGTATCAAAATCATAGGAACCGTAGTGGTATGCCTTTAAAGCATCTTGAATATTAGCATCATCAATTAATGCTGGAATTTTAGTTGGTACTAAACTTCCTATGTTTTCTACAGCCATTTTTCACCTCTTTAAAAATTATACCATTTTTTATATTAAACTATAGATATAAAAATATGAACGTTTTTGCTTCCAGTAAGTGCTGACCAACTGCCACCACTATATTGAACTGCATCAAAGTTGATAACTAGGTTTGATCCATTCCCTGCTAAAGCAGGAATTTCCATTGATGAGGCAATTGGGTTTGCCCCTTCAATTTGAAATTGAACATTAAAGTTTGAAGCTGTAAGTGGTGAACCACTAACTGTCACAATATTTGATACTGGAATAGTAATTGATCCAGATCCAGATGTAAAAACAACGGTATCTGTTGAAGAGTAAATTGCTGGATTTATTTTTAAAACTTGAATCCAAGTGTTTCCACCTGGTTGAGAAATATATTGATACATATACCCATAGTTTGCTCCTGGTGCAGTATTAATATACATATCATTTAGTATTAACGTTGTTCCTAGTAAAACATTGTTTGCTGTTAAAGCATTTGGCTCACCAGAGCCAACAATAAATTTGCTGCCACGAACTCCTTGCGGACCAATGTCTACTAAAAGATCAATAGATTCTGGTGGGCCTATAACAACAACATCATCAGTATTAAGTAATACGTCTACCATTATGAATCATCTGCTCCACTAATATCATTTGTTACTGTCACTGTGCCAGTTAAAAGTGTATAAACTAAGGTTGCACCAGAATCTATTTGAACGTCATATACATATGTTCCAGCGACAAGACCTTCCCCTGCACCTGGTAAAATTGTGCAAGTAACTGTGTCTGTAGATCCATCAACAACTGCTTGCATTTCATACTGCGTTTGATTTTCACCTCTTGCATTAGCAATAAAAAATGATGCACTATATCCCGTTAAATCAAATGCATCACCATTTGAATTTTTTGGACGGATTACAAACTCGTACCTATCGCCACGATAGTAATTAAAATTATATGAACCTGGAAATGCCATTATTCCTCCTATAACATTATACCACTATGATACAGATATATATATGCTTTTTAAAATAAAGGAGCCTTCATTATCTGTTCTAATTTGTGGTTGTCCTCCGTAATTTTTAATGCCCTGGTTATTAATAAAAATTTCTTGAGTATAGGATATATCATAAGAATATTGATATTTAAGTAATCCAACATATCCAATTGGAGATATCTTTTCTTCTTTTAAAAGTGTCCTCATCCAAACCTCAGTATTTGATGTATAGGTTTCTATGGAAAAGTTATAAGTTATGCTTACTTTAGCTCCAACTTTAAGGGTTTTTAAATTTATAGTTTTAGATACTTCATTTAATAAAGAAACAGATTTGTTTGGTAGATATGTTTCAATTGTTCTATCGTTATTTATATCTAGAAAAAAAGATACCCACCCATCGTCTCCTCTTTCTGGTCCAACTCTATATGTGTTATTTCCTTTATTTTCATAGTATGCCCATCCAGGATATTGCCCAGATGGACTGTCGTAGCCTTCTGCACCTTTCCCTGGCTCTCCTCTTTCGCCCTTTGGCCCCTGGGAACCATTATCGCCTTTATCGCCTTTTGGTCCTTGTGGGCCTTGTGGACCAACTGGTCCTTGGGGTCCAGTTTCTCCTTTTTCACCTTGCATTCCTGGAACAGCAAGATATTCTGTAGATTTTTTTTGCTCTACAGTTTCGTTATATTTTTTCTTTTTGTTTGGAAATTCCATGCTTGTTGTCATGTTATGCCAAACCTACTTTATCTTTGTCTTAAAAACTTTCTTACCAATTTTAACAATTGGTGGAATACTTATATTTGGAGTAGAAACCTTTACAACTGGCATTATAGGCTTCCTCCAGGTGTAACATTTCCAAGAACACATATTGTTCCAACAACTGGCGTCCAGACTGTATCAGTTTCTCCACTACCTCCAGGAATTGTAACTTGAAGGTCAAATGGAAGTTCGGAAACTACGCTTTTATACTGACTTCCCCAATTTAATGTAGTATCTGCTGGAGCTGAAATTATTACATATCCATCACCACTGGTTACTGTGAGTTCGTCAAGAATTTCTCCACTTGGGTCATACGATGTTGATAAAAATGTCCATTCGTCTGTATCCCAATAAGTAGTTTCGTCATCTTCAAAAAATTCTACCTTTAGAATTGCGCTATCTCCACGGACTACGGTCCATTGGATATTTGCTGGGGAAGCGCCAAATTTCTCTATTGTAGGAGCACACATAATAATTGATTATACCATTAAATAAAACTGGACACCTAGACGCAGTGGGGTGGGGGATAGAATCTAGGTGCCAGCACTCAAAATTATAACATTATATTATGATAAATAGGACAATTGTAACAAAACGTTATAAATAGTATAAATTATAACAAAAAGTTATAAAACCAGAGTATTAAGATATTGTTATCAAATTGTTATAATGACTTTTGCGTAAAGTGTAAAAATCCAGGGTACTAAGGTGTATACTTAAAATATATAAAGAAAAGAATAACTAGCAAGTAAAGTTTTTAAAATATCTTTTATATATTATATATAGTAAATTATTTAGAATGATCTTTAAGATGTTCAACAAATAGATCAAATAATTTGTCAGTTTTTTCTTCAAGGCGATTAACGGAGTCTTTTAAGCTGGATCCTGAATTTGGCTTAAGTTCGTTTAAATAATGTTTTACGAGCCAACGAATTCCACCAGCAACAATAGTTGTAATGGTAAGAAGTGTTAAAGTTAATGCTGCCCAATCTTGAGGTGACATAAGGTTTATTATATCATTATTTGAGATTAGTTATCCAACTTGATTTACCGTCAAAATAATTGAAGGAATTGCTGGATGATTTACACTTGCTGCTTCATAATGTAAATCTGCTTGAGTAGAACTTGTCATCCAGATCAGTTGATAGTAGTCCCCAGCAGAGGCATCTACAAAAAAATTAACTATTGCAACAACATATTGAAAGTCATTTTCTACATTCCATCTAGTATCAGTATTTGCTACGTTATTATTATTTTTTCTTAGCCAAGCGTTTACTTCTGCCGATGAACTTCCGCCAGTATGTTTATATAACTGTGCTGAAAATTGAATATTATAAATGCCAGAATTTGCTATTGTTATTTTTGAGTTATCAACTATAGTCACACCATTTGACAGGTCTGTATTATTAAAGGTCATAGGTGTGGGGGTATTTGCTAAAGCCTCTTGATGCTCTGTACTAAAAAATGATCCATAATATAGATTTGGAGCAGATGATGATTCTATAGCGGGATGCGTAAATCTTGCCACTTAAGGCTCCAAGCCGATTTGAATTACAGCGACGTTCATAGAGTTCACAGATGAAATGCCATATAAAGCATCGTTTGAGACTAGTTCAAAAGAGATTGAGTGGTTTGGCATAATTCTAAATCCGTAGTTGGAAGATGTAACTCCTTCTCCACCAATATAAATATATCCTGAAGGATTGACATTTTGTAAAGTAATATCCATACCACCGTGTGCGCCTGGTGGAGTCAAGCGAGTAGCGGAACTATCGCTAAGTGTGACTAATGAATGCGCTGTTGCCATATAACAATTATATATGTTTATTTCGGCGGGATAAGAGTAAAGCCGAAAATAGAAATACCAAACCAACATAAGACATATATGAGTACTACATACTCAATAGCGTCTAATAGGATGGCTTTCTATACTTGCTTAATATCCCGATATAGAGTATACTTTAGAAGTGCTAGATACAATTAAACAAACCTTAACTTTTGGTTTGATAGAAAAATTAAAAATACATCATAGCGTATACAGGCTTCCATGCACATCTGAGTTTCTAGAAGAGCTCATAGCAAATATCTTGTCAGAGGAAGGTTTTGCAAATGACTGGAAACCCAACAGGAGCCATTCTGTCAGCATAGATATGGTTTTGGATAGTGGACCTAGCATCTCTATAAAGTCAGGCGTGTATGAGCCTTCTAAGGGCGTTTTAAAGTTTTCTGGATCTAGGCTTGGTAAACACAAAACCTTAGAAGATATGTTATCCCATGTTGTATCTACTAGTGCTGATTATTATGTATGTGTTGCTAAAGCAGACCAGGATTGGTCTTCTGTCCCCTCGCAAAATGAGACAAAGACATATTATTTGTTTGTATTTGATAAAACCAGTTTAAATTATCAAACCGATACTTGGTTTAAAAAAGATAGAAAAGATGGTGGATTTAAATATCATATGGAGACAGATGGTATGAATGCATCTATTGTTCCTAGCTTGTCTTATCAGTTATGGACTACTGTGTCAGAGTCTCTTATTGGTTCCCCGACAAAACTTGACATAGAATAATGTTTTTGATATACTTAATAGAAACAAATTTAAGGAGATAGTAAAATGATTAAAGAAGAAATTTTAAAATTAATGATGAGCAGTTTGAATCAAGATAATCTTGAGCTATGTGAAAGATCAGGAATGGACAGAGATCAAATTGATATAAAGGTTTCAGAAAGCCAACCTTCGCTACAGTTTATGGTTAGCAATATGTATGACAGAATGAAAGCAGCAGATATACTAAAAGACTAGTTACTCTGCAGGAATAGATGAGTGTGACTGTGAACAGGTGCATGCTTCGCAGCAAACTGCATCAATGCCATTAGGATCTGGATTGCTTCCTTCAACTTTATAGAATTGCTCTTCAATAGGAGTGCCCTCTGGATATGCACTAAAACCTTCTACAAATGAAGGAAATAGGTCAGAGTTAATTGGCAAGTTTGGATCAATTTCTTCAGACATAATGATATTATAGCATATTTGTATGAAATACTTTCTGTAAGGTATAATGTTGATATGGGAATTTTATTATTTGTTATAACTATTGCATGCTTAATAGGTATAATTAATATAGTTTGGAATAGCCTTGAGCGATGAGGTTAGACCTTGGGATATGATAAATGGCTCCCCGAAGGTTTCAGCAGAGTTAGTTGAAGAAAGATTAACTATTTGTTCTACATGCCCTGCTTTTAGACCACTTACTCAGACATGTAAAAAGTGTGGATGTTTTATGAAAATGAAGACTCAGCTAGAAAAAGCTTATTGTCCCCTTGGTAAATGGTAGTTATATAGATTCTTGTTGGTGATCTTTTTCACTTTGACAATAGCATCCATGGCAACAAGTATCTGAAAATATTTTCATAGCAAGACTATCGTTTGCAGGTTTTGTTTCAAATGGCAATTCGTCTTGAAGAATCCAGTTTTCAAAATTTTCTAAAATAGCCATAGATTTATGATTTCTTAATCCAGTTTTTAGAATATCTAGATTGTCTCTTTGCATATAATAACAAACCAGACATAACTACAACAAAAAATATAATTGTTGATAACATATTTACTCACCTTCCTTTACATATGGCTCAAGTCTATCCCAGTACCCTTTTGGATTCCCTTGATATACCTGTCCAGTTTCACGATCCAGCAATAACCATTTTTCTGGTCGTTTTGTTTTTACCGTTAAAACTATTGCTTCGTTAAAAACCTTGTATTGGGTCATGATACCAACGATACCGAAAAATGTTTTTTACAAACACTAATTACATCAGTATTGTATGGCTGGTTATACAGTGACTCTTCATCACAAAAATAACATTTTTCAAAGTTTAGACCCATATCTTTATTTTATCACATTATGGTTTGGTTTAAAGGTTTATGCGTGGAATTACCCTGTTTTATATGAGTAGTACCTCTCATACAACAAATCTATAATATCCTGTATTTCCTTTATTTGTTCTTTATAGTCAGAAAGCAAGATCTTTTCTATTTTTGTTTTTTCTAGTGAATGGGTTCTAGGCAAATTACCAAGCTCTGGGTGCTCTATACCACCACCCTTATCTTTTTCTAATATTTCTTTTATCATTTCTTCTTTTGTGTAATATTTTTCTATACTCAAACCTGGATATTTTTTAACTAGGACATCTATTACCCCGTTGTGGTCTTTTGTAAATTCGTGAAATGGTGCAATAAAAAATTTTTCATTATGTAGCAAAAATGTCATATATTTTTTATATCTATTAATAATAAAGCCTATGTCTGCATGTTCATCATCTTTAGCTCCATACAGTTTATTAATAACAACATAGTCTCTATAAACCTTTGAAGAAATAACTGAGTCTAATGCATCTCTAACTGGAACAACAAATGGTTCATTTCCGCAATAGCCTTTTATTGAGTCTAGTTCGTGATTTCTTGTTGATATTAAATCGTTTTCAATAGACAAGCCTAAGCAATAGCTAAGGAATACATTTCCAGATCTTTCTATTCCTTCTAGATATATATTCATTTTTTTATCCATAAAATCATTATACCTAAGATCTGAAAAAATTTCTATTTTCATAAAATCTGAATATTTTTGTCAGATGTACGATATGTAATTACAAAAATAAAAATAAAAAAAATTAGTGAGCACACAATAGGAGAGGGGGTACCCCCCCCTACTGTATTGCTAGCACTTGCAAGGGTCTATTCTTATCTCTGTTGCATCAAAGATGATGATACCTGTGTCTCCACAGGATTCGCATGTGTGTGCGTACATCGCTGACTTCATTTAGAC